GCAGCGAGAAACCGGACTTGTCCAAGAGCCTGACCGAGGACATGCGCGACCAGATCATCAGCGCGCTGACCGAGGCTTCCAACAAGAAGGCTGATGACGACGCTGACGATATGGAGCCGCCGGACTATCTCGGCGAACAGGTCGAGGAATATCAGCAAGAGTACTGGGACCAGAAAGAGGACGAGGACAAGCTGCGCGAGGCTGTTGGTTACGGTCAGGCCGACATCGAGATCGAGCCTGATGAGGACGACGAAGAAGAGCCGGAGATGGACCTCACCGAAGAGGAAAAGGAAGATCCGGAGATCGCCGAGTTGTACGACGTGCTGCGCAGCGGCAATCCGAAGGGCATCTGGCAGATCGCCGACAGCAAGCTCGGCAAGAAGTTGCTGCTAGGCTCGGGCTGGTCTGGCGTGCTTGACCTCAAGGACAAGGAGAGCTACGCGCGCTTCAAGGCCTACGTTGGCAAAGGGAAACGGTGATGCCGAAAATCCACGGGGCCGAGCGCGGCGAGCGCGCACAGGAATTCTTTTACACCGACGACGACGGCAACATGTACGACGCCGATCTGCATGACCCGATCCTGCGCGGCGCCGACTACCAGATCGATGAGACCATCATGGCGCCGATCCGCGCGAAGTATCGCAAGAAGCATGCGGCGGAGCGCAAGCCGAAGTGAGATCGCGCGATCCGACCCGAAGCGCGGGGCTGCGCAGGCACGGTCGCGCACTGGTCAATCGCCGGGTGTACTCACTCTATCAGCGGTTGCGGCAGGGCCTTCAGGAGCACGACGTCGCCGGACTGCGCAGCAGTGACACGCCGACCATCAGCCATGTGGCATTCATCAATTGGATGGAGAGCGTGTCACACAAGCTCGCACGCGCCGAGGGTATGATCGGGCACGTGGTCGAGGCGACGCTACTGGCGCCCGTAGACTGGCCGCACGAACTGATCGAGAAGGCTGTCGAGCATGGGATTGAGCTCGTTGAAACCGAGCTTCGCACGTCGCTTGGACACCTTGACGCTTCCGAGGTGTCACGACTGCATGCGGGCGCGGCCACGGCTGAGGTACGGGGAATTGCGGGAGAGACCGTCCGCCGGTTGCTGCGGCATGTGGTTCGTTCGCTTGAAATCAAGGAAACGCCCGAAGCGTTGATGCGCGAGGTGCGCAAGACGATCGAGAAGATCACACGGTTGCGGCTGCACTTGATGGTGAACACTGGCGTGGTGCGCGCGGTCAATGCTGGAAAATTATTCGCGTACGAGTCAGAGGGGATCACCCGAGTCGGGATCGAACCGGAATGGATGCCTGACACTGGTGCTCATCAACACGACCATATGGCTGATCATCATCGGCTTAATGGCGCTGCTGTACTACTAGACGCGCGATCGAAGAAGGCGAAGCGGCGCAAGCGCACCGCAGCGAACAAGGCACGCCGCAAGCGCAGGAAGACGCCTGAAGAAGAGATACTGGAGACGGCATTCACTGAAGGGTCGGCGGCATTGGGCGGTGGCCTCGCGGTGGAGATCGCGGGCGAGTTGCTCAAGGCAGTGCTGGAGCCAGAAGAGCCCGAGCCGACACTCGTTAATGTGCTGACCGCAGGCGATGACCGGGTGTGTTCTGACTGCGAGGATATTGCGGCGGATGGACCGTACGAGTTGGACGAGGCGAGAGATCTGATCCCCGCGCATCCGAACTGCCGATGTGCGTTTATTCCGTTTGGTGATAAACGCTTTGCTCCTGTCGAAGAGCAGGAAGAGGCAGAGGAGTGGGAATGATGAGACGCTTTATTGTCAACGAGACTTTCACCGACGAGGACACCGGCACCGAGTATTTTCAAGGCGCCATCTATGAGCTCGATGCCAAGACCAAGGCGAAGCTCGACCAGTGGGTTGCCGAGGACAAGGTTCGAGATCCGGACGTGTCGCAGGACGATGACGATGACGACGAAGTAGAAAAAGCCATCGAAGAGGCCAAGGCCAAGCACGAGGCCGACGAAGACGAAGACGAAGATGACGACGACGACGAGAAGGACGAGCCTGCATGAACCTACAGCGCGGCTACATCGCTGATGGAAAAGATCGACAGCATCCGGTCCTTGACCCGGATGCTGCTTCCTTCAACGCGATCGAAACCGCGATGTTCTCCGGTGGCTACACGACGACATGGTACGCGACCGCCAACAAGACGTTCGGGCTATCGCCGAACTGGGAATTGACGCCGGTCGAACCCGTGAAGTGAGCGCGCATGAATAAAACCGTGCGGGGAATGGAGGAGCTCCACTTCGGCGATACGCTTTATCGCAAGGAGAAGAAGTCGAAGTCGGTGGTGCGCATGCGTGGCTTCGTTCGGACCGATCCGACCGAACCGCTGCCGATCGAACCGGCGCCGCCCGCAGCGTGGCTGGTCAATCGTCTCGCGACCGATGAGGACGGCGACCCGCTACAGCAGGGCATCTTCTCGAATTACAACGACGACATCATCCTCGAAGCGGATTCCAACACGCTGGTCGGGCGGTACTCTCCGGCAAGAGGTCCCGCCGAATCTCTGATCATCGGTGACGGGCTGCGCGTCGAGGATGGTGTACTGATCGGCGAGGGTGGCGGCGAGAAGGGCGACCCGGGACCGCCCGGGCCGCAGGGGCCACAGGGGCCTATGGGGCCGGGTGGCGCATCGTCATCAGCATTCGACTATCGCGCCGACACACAGGTGCAATCGACCACCACCGATCCGGGTGCGGGAAAGTTTCGCTGGAATAACGCGACGCAGCAAAGCGCGACGATGCTGTCCATTGATCGATTGACGATGGACAATTTCGATCCGACCGCGATGTTCACGACGGCGCAGTTTCACGACGAGATCATCATTCAGGAAAAGACGCTCGCCGCGCACTACCAAGAATTCACCATGACCGGCCCGGCGGTGCTGATGGGCGGCGGCGACTGGTTCACGGTGCCGGTGCAGTTCGTCAGGCAGGGCGGCGGATCATTCTCGAACAACACCGCGTGCTCGATCCTCGTGCGCACCAAGGGCGAGAAGGGCGACGCCGGACCGCAGGGTCCGCAGGGCATTCAGGGGCCGCCCGGCTCGATGGGTCCCGCCGGTCCGCAGGGTCCGGTCGGCGGCATGGGTCCGGTGGGACCGCAGGGACCGAAGGGCGACACGGGCGCCCAAGGCGTGCAGGGCGTCGTCGGTCCCAAGGGGGACAAGGGCGACAAGGGCGACACCGGCTCTCAAGGCCTGCAGGGTCTCAAGGGCGACAAGGGGGACAAGGGCGACACCGGCCTGATGGGGCCGCAGGGTCCGAAGGGCGACACCGGTCTGCAGGGCAACGTCGGCCCTGAAGGTCCGGCATCGACCGTGCCGGGGCCACAGGGACCACAGGGAGAGCAGGGCGAGATCGGCCCACAGGGGCCGTCGGGAGACTTTGGCGACAACGAAGCTCCATTGGACGGCGAGATTTACGGGCGCTCTATGGGCGCTTGGACGGTCGTGGAGAGCGGCGGCGCCAGCGTCACGATCTCCGACACGCCGCCCGTGGCCGAGAAGCCGGGCGATCTCTGGTACAACTCGGCGACGGGCTTCATCTTCGTCTGGCTGGATGACGGCACCTCCACGCAATGGGTGATCACCAACCCGGTGATGCCGGTGGCGGGGCCGCAGGGCATTCAGGGCGTCCAAGGTATTCAGGGCATTCAGGGCATTCAAGGCATCCAAGGTCCTGTCGGTGACATGACTGTCGCTACCGATGATGTTGCGCCCGCTACAGCAGGAGACAGAACGCTGTGGTGGAGTGGAGCGGAAGGCGTTCTGTATATTCGATTCCGGGACGCGGACAGTGTCGCATGGGTGCAGGCGGTGCCGTCAGCCGTCGATCTTTCCACCCGCGTTCGTCATGATGCACCGCAAGGCTTGATAGCGTCGCAACAGACGCAGGCACGACAGAACATCGGCACGGAGTCCAAGTCTTACATAGACGATGCAGACTACGGTGTTTGGTTGTCTAGCCAGAATGCGGTGAGATACGAAACGCAGACACTGACAGCGCCACAGCAGACGCAGGCGCGAGCCAACATCAACGCCGCCCAAGCCAGCTTGATCGACGCCGCATGGACACAACTTCCTTTTTCAAATGGCTGGGTGAATTACGCTGCGCCGTATGGTCCTGCCGGATATCGCAAGGTTGGCAACGGATTGGTTGTTCTCAAGGGCCTTGTTCAAAACGGCACAGCCAATCCCATCTGCATTCTTCCGGCTGGATATCGCCCCGGAGCTCAACTTCTGCTCAACGTGCAGACCAGCCCCAACGTCGCATGCCGAATTGATATTACAACCGATGGCCAAGTGAATCACACTGGCGGCAACGCCGGATGGATCTCCCTTGGCGGCATCTGTTTCCTCGCGGAGAATTGAGATGGGCCTCAATTTTCCATCAGCGCCATTGGTTGGTGAAATCTACCCAACGCCAGCACAGCCGGGTGTGCCGCAGTGGAAGTGGAATGGGACATCGTGGAAGGCTCTCAACGTAGACACATCGAGCTACGTGTTGAAAAGCGGCGACACGATAAGCGGCGACTTGGCGGTGCAGGGAAACTTGTCAGTGCAGGGAAAACTGATCGGCGGCACTGCGCTCAATATCGGAAGCAACGCGCTTCCAACTGTCACCGGCACGCTCAACCTCGGCTCGGCTACGTTTCGATGGGGCACGGTCTACACGTCCGACTTGTCACTCAGCAACGGCATCGGGGACTGGACCATCGTTGAAGGTGAGGACGATCTCTTCATCTACAACAACAGGAACGGCAAGGTGTACAAGTTCGCGCTCTACGAGGTTGCTCCCGTCACAGCGCCACCGAAGAAGGCTTGAGGCATGGGCATCGACATCGGCGGCGCGTTCACGGTGGCTGGCGTCAGTGGTGCGCAAGCCTTGAAGATTGCCGGTGCATCCGACGCGTTCACCATCGACACCACGGGCCGCACCAGATACCCGACTCAGATCGGCTTCCAAGCTGGCTACGCCTCCGATCCCGGCTGGTGGGCGCAGCCATCGGGCTGGACCGTCTGGAATTACCAGAACCATGTCCCGTACAATATCGGTGGCGGTTTTTCCGGCGGACGTTTCACCGCGCCGGTTGCCGGTGTGTATCTGTTTCATTGGACTTGCTACCACTACAAACCTTCTGCGGTGGTTGGCAACTACATACACCCGATGCTCTGGATCAACGGCACGGACCAAGCGAACTACCGATTTTCGGCCTACTGGACGCCAGCGGGCTATTCCTTCGACAGCGATCTGACAGAGATGCTCTACTTGAACGTCGGCGATTACGTTGACGTGCACATCTATTTCTCTGCCGCTGGGATGAGCGGCTATCCCGCACACTCGCATTTCGACGGCTGGCTGGTGGGCTGATGGGCATCGACATTAACGACACCATTCTTTCCAGCAGTGCGGGACTGATCGCTACCAATGCTGGCAAGCAACTCATGAAGATGGGTCCGACCGGCACACTGCAACGCTACAATCTGGGCCAGCCGATGTTTCGCGCGGGCGGCACTTCTGGTTCATGGACCGCTATAGGGACCAGTGTGTGGGCAGTAGTCCCCGGCCTCACCACAACCGATGTCAATGTCGGGACATGCTACAACGTCGCTAACAGTGTGTTCACCGCGCCTGTCACTGGCGTCTACATGCTTGCTGCTCACGCCTACACGCTTATTAACGATGCCGGGGCTTATACCCACCCGATGTTCTGGGTTAACGGGTCATCTTCTGCGCGTCGAGCTTCGCCAGCGGGGGCGCAGTATCGCATACGGGGCCACGGCATCACCGCAGGATATTCCGTCGATAATTCCATCTGCGAGTGCATACCGCTGACGGCCAACGACTACGTCCAGTTTTACAACTATGCCGGTGCGTCGGTTTCCATGCTTCCGGCATACAGTAGATTTGAAGGGTATCTGTTGTTCTGATGGGTATCGACATAGGCGGCAACACGTTTACGCAGGCGAGTTCGGTGCTCACCATCAACACCGGAGTGCCGATGCGTTTGCTCTCAGCCGGGCATGTCGTGCGACCAAATCAGGTGCTGTTCATCGTGCGCGGGGCGGCAGCCGACTGGGTAAGCCTTCCCAACGGCTGGAATTTTCTAACGACGTTCACAAACATCAGAGTGAATGCTGGCGGTTGCTACAGTGGCAGTCGCTTCACCGCGCCGGTCGATGGCATGTATTTCCTTCAGATGACCGGCGGGCACTATCTGAAGGACGGCGCGAGTGTCAGCTACTATTGGCACCCTCTATTCGGCGTGAACGGGTCAGAGGCCGGTCGCACTGTCACGGCCAATGCAAACCTTCGTCTGCGCGGCCACGGCGTGTCAATCGCCAGCTATGAGGACGGCAGCGTCACTCAAATCTACAAGCTGTTTGCTGGCGACTACGTTCAGCCTGCCGTGTACTCGAACGGCAGTCCGCTCAACAGAATTTACCCGCCGTACCAGCAATGGAGCGGGTTTTTATTAGGATAGAATAATGCCTGATCTAACTATCACACTGACCGACGACGAAATGCGGGCCTTGGCGTATGTGGCGGTGGACCCGGTGGAATGGGTCACCAACTTCGCCAAGAACCGCGCCGCAGCGGCCATGAATGAGATTTACGAAACCGAGATGGCGCGGATGATGGCTGATCCAGACATCAAGACCATTCCTGCCGACAAAGATGCGGTGGTGCGTGCTGCAAAGATCAAGAGCGCAGCGGAACGGCACGCCGAGTTCTTGGCTAACCCGCCAATTCCGCCAGAGGGCGTGACAGTCGGATGAGTTTTAACTTTCCTGACGCGCCGATCGTTGGACAGGTGTTCTCGCCGTACGAGTGGGATGGCGAAAAGTGGGTTATGCAGATCAAGCCCGGCAAGGGCGATGCGGTGGTGTCGGTGGGCGATACGCCACCGCCAGCGCCGACCGATGGTCAGTTCTGGTGGTGCTCATCGTCAGGCATTTTATATTTTCGCTACAACGACGGTTCGAGCGCGCAATGGGTGGTCGCTGCGCCGGGCGAGAAGGGCGATCAGGGAAACCAAGGCCCCAAGGGTGATACTGGCGACACTGGCGCCGACTCCACGGTGCCCGGACCGCAGGGACCGCAAGGACCGCAGGGGCCGCAGGGTATCCAAGGCATCAAAGGCGACACGGGCGCAGCGGGCGCGCAATGGACGCAGATTACGCAGGCCGCTTACAACGCGCTGTCGCCGCCCAACCCGACAACGCTCTACGTGATCATCGGGTAGGTTATGACCGCGCTCAACTACGCCGACAAGATTGCCATCGGCGCCGGGCAGGCCACCAAGGTGTACGTCGGCTCGACGCAGGCATGGCCGCGATTTGTGCCGACCAGCATCAGCGGGTGTGTGATCTGGCTCGATGCATCAAAGCTGGCGCTGGCGAACGGCGCGGCGGTGTCATCGTGGACGAACCTCGGCAGCGGTCCGCAGCCAACGCTCTTCGGGTCTGGTGCTCCGGTGTTTCGCACCAACGCGTTGAATACGATCATGCCGGTTGTTCGGCAGACTGGTACGCAAGGCAAATTCAGATTTGCTGGGACAGGTGTCGATAAGGAATACACGCTGGCCTTGGTCGCGCGGAAATGGTCAGCGACTACTGGCCGTCTCTTCAGTACGCCACCAGCGAATAACGTCTTGTTTGGTTGGTGGGGCGACCGCATTGACTTGACCCACAACAGTGGATGGCTTGCGCCTGACATCGTCACGCCGGGCACAACGGCGTGGAAACTTTACTCGGCGGATCAGACAGCAACATCGGCGAGATTTTTTTCCAACGGCGCGTTGCTGAGATCCAGCACCACCGCCGCTTCTGGCCTTGGCGGGGCTTTGTGGTTCGGTGGATATGACGACACTACCGAGTTTGGTGATGGCGAATACGCCGAGGTGATTCTGTACAACCGCAAGCTCTCCGACGCCGAGCGTCAAGCAGTGGAGAAATATCTGCGGGAGAAGTGGATTGGCGGCACGCCGTTGTGGTCGCCATCTGATCTCGGCGCAAACCTCACCGCTTGGTTCGACAGTTCGGATCTGGCGACGGTCCAACTCGCTGGCCAAGGCGTTAATAACTGGGTCAACAAGAAGAGCGGCGGCACGATGACGCTGACGCAAAGCGTCAACGACACCTACCGGCCAACGATCCAAGGCAACGGCGTGAGCTTCGCACTGGCGCAGGGAATGAATGCGACCGGTGGACCAGCATCGTTCGATGTTTTCGTGGTCGGCAAACCCAACCCACCCGCCGCTGATCCGGTCAATTGGCGGACGTTGCTGCGCAGTGCGAGTTGTCACGAGATCATCGTTGAAGATAAATCGCCGCGCCTCGGCACCTACAATGGCGGCTTCTTTAATGCGGTTGTCGGGCTCGTCAGTCCAAACAACATGACGTCGTACACCACACCCGCGCCATACGTCGCATCTGAGTCAAACCCGTATGCTGGCTATCCGGCGTGGTACTCATGGGATGGAAACGCCAGCACCTATTCGCACAGCGCCAACCCGACCACGACCGAAGCCTACTGGATCAAGATCGATCTTGGCTCCGCCAAGTATGTCACCGGCTACACCTATCAAGTGCGTCCGGAAGCCAACTCTCCGCAGCAATGGAAGGACTGGCTGTTTCAGGGATCGAACGACAATGTGAATTGGACGACGGTCGATACCGTCACGAACAATCCAATACAGGCGACGGGTTCGGCGGTCGTCGGCTATGCGTGCGATAATCCGGGGACCTACCGCTACTATCGATGGTACGTCACGGCTGGTCAGAACTACTCGCCGCCCTACGCTGCGGCGGCAGCGCTCGATCTTTATGAAGGGCTAACTTGGCCAGCGGTGGATGGTCTTTGCTTCGCGCGCGTTGCGCCGAGCACCGTCGTGCAAATATCGCGTGACGGTGGCGTGCTGCGCTCTACCGGCACCACCCTTCCGGCCACCAGTGCTGCGACAACGATGTTTGGCTGTTACATGGGTACGCCACCGACGCAGGGCTTTGGCGCGGTCAGAGAAGTGATCTTCGTTCCGAACAATCTGGAAAGCGAGCGGCAGCGGATCGAGGGCTATCTCTCGCACAAATGGGGGCTGCAGACGCTGCTTCCCGCTGGCCATCCCTACAAGGCAGCACCGCCATGAGTTTGAATTTTCCAGACGCGCCGAGCATCGGCCAGACCTATCCATCGCCACCGGTCGATGGAATCTCGACCTATACATGGGACGGCGAAAAATGGACGGTCAGGCTCAACTCATCGCCGAGCAATTCCCTTCCGCTGATGAATGGCGCCGCTGATGGCGGCATCTCGGACGCCTATTCGCGCGAGGACCACGTTCACCCGACCGACAGCACACGGCTCGCGGTGGCGGGCGGACAGACACTCACGGGCGGCTTCTTATTTGCTCCGGCGCCGCTGGCGGCAGGCAACATCACCATCAATGCGCTGCTCGGGAATTATCAGTACATCGCCAACAACGGAGCCTTCACCATCAACTCGGCGACCAGTGATTGCGCGATTGATCTCATGGTGACCAACAGCGGGACCGCTGGTGCGATTACATTTTCCGGCTTCACGATCGGCACCAACACAGGAGACTTACTGACGACGGCGAACGGAGATCGCTTCATCATCTCGTTCCGCCGTATCAATGCAATATCAACTTATGTAGTTAAGGCGCTGCAATGATCATACTGCCTGACCGAAACATCGCGCGCGCCAAATATCTGACGCCGCTGCACTACAAGCAGTGGCGGCCACCGATATGGTGGGAAGGCCGCGAAACCGGCAACGTCCTTGGCGTCTACTTCATCGTTCAAGCGTTTCGCAGCAATGGCGAGATGGTATGGAAGGGATGGTTTGAGGACCGTGAAGATGCTGACGAATTTATGTACAGCGTTGTCACCGCCAACATCCGGCAGGATCGCTACATCCAGAGACTACCGCAGAAGATGCCGTGGTCGGAGGGCGGGATCGATCCAACGTGGCTCTACGAAGAAGGCATCTTCTACAATCTGGTTTCACTTGGCGCCATCGGGCCAAGCACCGCGAACTGGACCGTGCCCGGTGACTGCTATGGATTCAGAAGCCGTGCTGGTGAATTTTGCGATGTGATTGGTCCCGGCGGCGGCGGTGGCGCTGGCTGCTCTGGCGCTAGCGCGGCGGGTGGCGGCGGTGGTGGATGGGCGCGCATCTATAGTTACGCAATGTCTCCCGGCCAAGCATACACTTATGTCATCAGCGCTGGCGCTGCGGGTGCTGACGTTGACGCCTACAATGGCACGTCTGGTGTTGGCGCTGGAGCGGCTGGCACTTGGTTCATATCGTCAGGCGTTCTGTATTGCACGGGCGGTGGCGGCGGCAACTATGCAAACGGTCAGACAACAGGTGGTGCTGGCGGTGGCGGTGTTGCGGGTGCGATAGGTTACACCGGAGGACGTGGCGGCACTTCTGCGAACTATCCTTACAGCGGTGGCGGTGGTGGCGGCGGCGGGTGTGGTCCTAACGGCAACGGATCGCAAGGTGGAGACGGTGGCGGGGCGCAGTATGCTCAAACGGCTGGCGGCAATGGCAATGGCAACCAGATAGGTGGTGGTGGTGCCGGTGGTGCCGCTGGTGCAAATGGAAACTGGTATGGACCTTGGGGGCCGGGTGGCGGTGGCGGTGGCGCTCGCCCATTGAGCAGTACAGTTAACGGGCGAATGTACGGCGGTCCCGGTGGACATTACGGAGGTGGTGGCGGTGGAGTAGCCGGGCCGGGAGGAAATGCTGGCTCAAGGGCCATCGGTGGTGCTGGTGGCGGCGGTCTTCTCGTTTATGCGTATGAGCCAACAGCTACCATCGTTGTCTCGTCGGTAACGCCAAGCAGTGGACCAACCACCGGCGGTCAGTATGTCACGATTGGCGGCAGCGGTTTCGTCGGCATATCCAGCGCTAATATCGGCGGCGCACCGATCACGAGCATGAGTGTGCCGCATCAAGGCGCGGTGGTTGGCTACACATCCGCAGGCGGCGCGGGCACCTACAACGTCAACGTCTACGGCCCGTACATGACGGGCGTCGGCGGAAGTCTCTACACCTATGTCACGCCGCCATCGGTCAGCAGTGCCGCACCGGCATCGGGACCGACAACAGGCGGCAACTATGTCGCGATCTACGGCGCGAACATGAGCGGCGTCACATCGATCACGTTCAATGGCGTGGCTGGTACTAGCATCTCGAACATCAATGCGAATGGCGTGCAGTGCTACGCGCCTGCGGGCGCGGCTGGTGCCGCCACCGTCATAGTGTCCAATGCCTACGGCAGCGGCAGCGGCGTAGTCTACACCTTCGTCACGCCGCCATCGCTCAGTGCGATCACCTCACCCGTCCCGGCAATCGGTCTGATCTTTGGCGGCACGGATATCACGATGACCGGCGCTAACCTTGCCGGTACTACTAGCGTGATGGTCGGCGGCATTGCGGCAACCAATCTCGTCGTAGTCGATGCCAACACGCTCACCTTCAAGACGCCGCCGCATGCAAAGGGAGTGGTCAGCATCACGGCGACCAACGGCTACGGTACGGCGACTCTGGCGAATTGCTTCACCTACCTACTGCCCGCATCGGGCTTCAACATGCCAATGATGGGAATCTGACATGACGGACAAGACAGACCAGCTAACCCAGAAGATCGAGC